CCACACTTCCGCTCATCCTCGCCGCAACCTTGTCTATCCATTCGGTATTTTTCTCAAGAGGAATAATCGCCTCCGCACCGTCCTCACCTACCCTTGCTATGTGCTCTCGGGTTACGATGCCGCCTTTTGCATGTCCTGCAAGATTTAATTTTTCAACCACAAGCGCCGCATCAGACGGAGAATTTACATATACACTCGAAGAACCGCCGAGACCATTAAGATACGAAATATAGCTATCAACTGTATTTATGATATTGCCGAAATTTGAATGTAAACCGTCAAGAAAATTATTGCCCCACAAATCCGCTCCGTTTCTTCCACTTTCACCAAGTGCCGCATTTTTACCCTCAACAGTATTTACAATATCATTCATAAGGGAATTGACATCACCATTATATTTAGAATATTCAATTCTTGCCTGTGTCCGTAGATTTCCGATACCGTCAAGATGTGCCTTTGTGTAGCCCGGTGTACCTTTTTTAACTTCCTTTTCATAATCATCATACATCTGTTCTATAGTTTCAACCTGTTCCTTCGCCTGTTCTTCGGTCATTTGTTCAGCTTTTTTAAAGTGTGTTTCAAGCAGCAACAGAGTTTCTTCGGATGAGTCTGATGATGCAAGTTCATAATTTTCCATTATTGCAGTAATATCTGAAAACGTTTGACCTGCTTTCATATACTCATCACCTAATGTTTCAACAACCGGTTCTAATTCGGCAATTTCATTTTTATAACGTTCAATGGCATAATGTATTGCATCCTTTTTACTGAATTCATTATCCCAATCGAAAGTTCTATTAGACATAGCCTGCAAATCATTATATGAAACTGCACCGCTTTCAAGCTTTTCAAGTCCGTCATATAACGATTGTAAAAGATTGCTGTTTACTTCATATTCTTTGGAAAGGTCTTCATATTGTGTTCTTGCCGCTTCTTCCCCTGCAACAGCTTCGTTATATTCAGCTTCATAAGCCTGCAATTTAGCTTTGGTACGCATCTGAGTTATAACATCTTCAATACTGCCTTTCAGTTCATCATATTTTTGAATTTCCCCGTCAATAATTTCAAATTCAACCCCTGTTGCTTCTGAAAGGGTTGTTAAAATAGCCGTTGCCCTGTCCTCATAACCTGTTTTAACCTTACCGTTTTTGTCTACGAGATTATCAAGCTGGCCAAGTAAGCTGTCATAATGCTTGTATTCATTGTCAATCTGCTTGACCTCATCCTCGGTCTTTTTTGAAACTTCTTCAAGACTTTCAGCGAGTTCTTTGTTTTTATCAATCAAGTCCTTTTGTGCATCTGTAAGATTTATTGTTTCTTCATGGATAAGATTAAGAGGGTCAACAATATCAAGAAGAAAATCAACTGCAACAGGCAGTAACTCCACAATATCTGTAATAATATCCATTATAAAGGATAATGCAGGCTCTAAAAAATTATATATATTCTCAATCACCGGAAACAGCGTTTCTACAAGTTCACCAACCGTTTCCAATGATGTTTCAATAAGCGGCATGAATTTTTCGCCTGCATCAGATAAAATAGGCATTATGTATTCTTCAGCTGATTTACCGATTGTTTCAATAACCGGAATAACCTTATCCGTAAAGAAATCAAGTGCAGGTTCTATATTTTCATCAAGAAAACTGCTGAGCCTTTCAACACCGGGAAGAACAAACTTTTCAAGTATTGGCTCCCCTATATCAGCCTTAACCTGTCTCCACTTTTCAGAAAGGTTCGCCATCTGATTTGCGTACTGTCCCGATTCCTTGGCCGCCTGTCCAACAGCCCCTGACTGCTTCATCATGTTCTGGGCGTACTCAAGACGTGTTGCCTGTTTAATTTTCTCCTCCAGCTTTGCCCATTCCTTAGTTTCAGAAACAAGTCCCTTTTCCACCGCATAAGCTGCCATCTGCGTGTCATTGGCAAACAGCCCAATTGCTTCACCGCCCTCATAGGAACCGTTGACAAAGCTGTTTAAATGGGACATACTCTCATCAAGTGACTTATCCCAGAACGCCGCCGCATCTGCCGCAAGCAAAAGACCGTCCTGCGCGTAGGATGTGGCATCATCAATGTCGTAGCCTAAACCTTTGAATTTTGCCGTCATACTGGTCATGTACGGTGTAAGTCGGCTGTCAACCATTCCTGTGGCGTATGCTACCTCTCCCATTTTCTCCGTGGCAGAATCTGCGTAACCGCCCATAATCTGCTCAAAGGCTGATTCTTCGGCGGCTACAGTTGCCGACAAATCAACACAAGCCTTGCCGAAATCAATAATCTTGTCGGTTGCAAAGTATGTAATAACCGCACCGCCGATTTTCTTGAATGCACCTGTCAGACGGCTTTCGGAGCTTTCAGCCTTGCCGGATAATCCGTCAAGCTCCTTTTTTGCTTCGTCCATGCCGTCAAGTACAACTTTACCGAGCAGCTTAAATACATCCATAACCGTCACTCACCTCCCGATAAAACATCCTCTATTTCCTTTACGGCATCTTCCAGCTGCTTTACATCAATATCCTGCGGAATGCACGCAAGCCTGAAATCCTCCCAGGATCTGCCTGTATTCTTGTGAAGCCAGAACTCCCAGAGCCTTTCCTCACTGCACATGTCAAAGAATTCATCAATAAAGCCACACAGCCTGCCTGTTGAAATAAAGCCGTCAAGCATGGAAAAGGCGCTGCCGCCATAACGTTTGCAAAGTAAATCAAAGAATGTTATTACTCCGTCTTTTCCGCACCGAATAATTTCGAGATTTCCGTAAAAAAATCAGCAAATTCATCCTTTTCGGCAACTGCCTTAATCATTCTGACAGTTACGACAGGCGACTGCTTTTCGATTTCTTCCGCTGTTTTACCGGAGAGTGAGCCTAAAAAAGCACAGATTTCCTTTTCGCATTCCGGAAGCTTCTGTGCTGCAATTTCAAATATTTCAAAGGCTACGGCGATACCTGCCGATCTGTATCTCTCCTTGCCTGCCATATTCTTAAAGCTGTTAGCCTTAAGGCTGTTTTTTATCTCCTTTACCCCAAACTTTGAGATAATCTTTACAAGCGTAAAAATGTCCTTTGTGCAAAGTGGTCTTAATGTAAATTCATTGTTCATAATATACTTCCTTTCCTTTACTTAAAAATAGGTATGAAAAAAGCGCCCCTTTCGGAACGCTTAAACTTATTTGACAGATTTTGTAAAAGGTTGTATAATAATGGCAGAGCATATCGAATGACATAGGCGGTCAATCCTACTCCCGGAAGGGAGTGATACTATGAACTATATAACACTAAGCGATTTAATACAGCTTGGACTTTTCCTTGTTGCATATACTTCACTTGTTATTACATTTTTTCATAATAAAAGGAAATAGCCGCCCTGAGCTGACAATTTAGGACGACTATTTTTGTTCACTTAAATTGGGAGCGACCGTCTATTCGGTATGCTCCTTTTTTATTATTATACAGCTTTTACAGCATTATGTCAAGTATTTTATGCTGTTTCCTTTATTTCAATAATTTTAATTGGTAAAGTGTCAACATTTTCGTCCGACTGCTCTGCATAAGCCTCAAATGTGTACTTATTGCCCGAAATGCTTTTATTTTTCGTATCAAGTTCCAGTCCGCTTGTACAAAGAGCAGTTTCAAACACAACAGCCAGCATTTTTTTGTCGTTAACACTTCTTGCGACAAGCGCAAGATTGCTGATATAGTCGCCTTCTGCAATATTTGATTTTGTCTTAATAGTTGTTGCAGTACTGCCATAACTTACAATTCCGTTTAATGAACGTGTAATATTATGGCTGTCCAGGTCAACAACAATAGTTTCAATGACACCCTTTTCACCTGTTTTAACGGTAAGACCTTTCATTTTTACAAGTACGCCGTCAACCTCAACATCAGTATATTCAGGTGTAACGGAAACCTTTGTACCATCTTTGGTCGCACCGATTTTATCGCCGCCGTAGCTTTCGTATTTTTCAAAATACACAGTTGTTTCATCAAATGTATCTCCCGAAAATTCAATGTAAACAATACCGCCCTGATTGCCTGTAATCTGATAATAGGTTTTATCCGGCTGCGGCGTCTTGTCAAACGTCTGCTTATAGTGAGTACCGTAAGAGAAATTCTTGTAAAGCACACCTGCACCAAAAATAAAGTTTTCGGTGCTGTCAGGTCTGAGACCTGTTTTTATTGTATTCGCCATAATTATTTCACTCTCCATTCTTTGATTTTAAGATTAATTTGTATGCGTCTTAAGTCATCCGTTCCGGTGGGGATATAACTGCTGTCCGAATACATGACAGCTATTGCACAGCCGTCCGGAAAACACTCTGTAAGTCCTTCCGGCGGAAACAGCTGACGTATTTTCGCCTTGTATTTTTCAAGGTCAAGGACTGCGTCCGACACTCTTGAAGTACCTGTCAGCATAAAAGTATCTTCCGTTTCGGCGTACTCATAGAGTGGTTCTGTTTCGGTATAGTCCCCCACAAAATACGGGTAGCCAATCTCCCCCGACCATTCCCCGAAGCTGTAGGGAATTTCATTTTCCGACAGTATTTTGCTGATAAAGGAAAGTCCCTGTATCGTCATTTCAGTTCCTCCTTGGCAAGCTGATTTGCACGGCGGATAAGGGCAGGCTTCTTTGTGTGGTAGGCGTTGTGAAGCATGCGGCGGGGCTTTTTGCCATTGGTTTTGTAGTAGGCTTTGCCATTCTTACCATAAACGATAATTACTTTACCGTTAAAGGACGGTTTTTTCTTACCGTTACATAATTCAGCCGGCACATACCACGCTGTTTTTCTGCCATTACCCTCAAAAGCATAGTCACCTGTTCCATACTCCTCCCATACTGCATTTTGCTCTGTGTTACCTATTGTAACAGAATTTTCAGAAGTATTAACGCAGTGTCCCCATGATTCTCTTGTATGAGTTGAATCAACAACAGTGTTCTGCACCGCCTGCGCTTCAAGTACCTGTCCGGCTTCCTTAAGAAACCGTTCAGCCGTTCTGTCAAGAGCCGCCTTTACAGCCAGAATGTTGTTTTCAAATTCGACTTCACTCATTTAATCACCCGGGCTGACCGCCTATATACTTTAAATAAATTTCGTAATGCTGGCAAAGCTCCATAGGGTTGTCAATCAGCATAATATCATAGGTTTTCCCTTTGATAAGCATGCGGCTGTTTTCAGCTGTAACGCCCTCTGCAAGGGGTATATAATCGCAAAGGAAAATATGCGTACTGTCCTCAATTTTAGCGTCAAAGGTTCTGTAATCACTGTCACCGCTTCTCAGGTCAAGAAATCCCTTAACCGTCTGAACAGTTTCCCATGTCTTTACAAGCTCTCCGATTTCGTTCTTTTCAGATTTGTACATCTGAATTTCGGCATCTGTATTTCCGATTATCATTTTTTCTCCTTCCTTACTTTTTGAAAAAAGTAAGACAAAAACTTTTATGTCGCTTTTACTTTAACTGAATATGTCACTTTAAGCACGAAGCGGAAGTAAATGGTCGTGCCTTATGCAGATTTTACAGTTAAAGTATAAGAGCGTCTGTCCTGCCGAGGTCACTCGGCTCAGAACCTCGCTTTCATGTATGGTTTCAGAAATCCCAGCAATGACTTGGGATACCCCATCACAGCATTGTCACCGTCCATATTAAAGTATGTAACGGAATGCCTTGAAATCGTTTCCGACTGTATTCCGACTTTCGCCCTGTTATCCATATCCCATTTGTAAAGATTTACAGCACCCAGAACCACATCAGGGGGATAGCTCACTTTTGTTATGAGATTTTTTGTGCAGTCAAGAAGTTTCCCCGAAACAGTCATGCCCTCGTCAGTAATTTCCGTTACAGTGTAAACGCCGTTGTTTAAAAGGCTCTGTGAAATCTGTATTGTATCACCCACCGCAAGATTAAGCGGTGGGTTTACAACCTTATTCTCAAAAATCCCTGAATATGAGCGTATCTCACGTATCTGGAAATTATTGTGGGTGTAGTTTCTTATGAGGTTTTCAAGGGCTGTCAGCTTCATTTCAAGGATTTCATCGGTTTCCTCTGTCTGTACAAGACTTCGGAGTTTTTCGGGCGAAATCAGCATTTCACGACCTCATAGCCGTCATGTTCCTTAAACCAACTTGCAAGAATCTTGTTTGAAGTTTCTGCTCTGCCGTTTGCAAACTGTACGCCGCCTGCACCCTTACCTACAAAGTCCGGGTTGTTCTTAACTGTTATAGTCCACTTTTCAGCAGACTCCTTTTTTGTATTTTCAGCCATGATAAAAAACCTCCTTACGCAATCTTAATATTTCTGAGTACACCTGCATGCTGTGTATTTTTAAGTACAGTAGCCGCAATCATTTCAACTTCTGCATTCTTCATAACACCGGGTGCATTGAAGTCAGGGAGATACTTGTCAATTACTGAGCCACCCTGTAAGCTGATACCATGGAAGCCGTCATTTACATCAAACTTTACAGCATAGATGTCGGTAAGTCCTGTGCCCACATCCCTTGTGATATTCTTCTTTACAACAGGATTTGCAGTTGCCACACCGCCTGTTACGGTGTAATGGTTCTGTAAGTCCATAAAGCGTACACCATCAATTGAAGTAATCTTCTTACCGAAGGCTTCCTCCGATTCAGTCTTGTAGCCAAGCACTCTTGCAACCGTCTGAATTTTTGTAATCATGTCGGTATTGAGAAGAAGTGCGTCAGCCTTTGTTGACTTGGTAAGAAGTGAAAGTGCTTCATAAAACTCATCAGCGTTCGCCTTAAGCTTTGTAATGTCTGAAAGGTCAATCACCTTGTCTGTGTTGTACTCGGTTGTAGTACCTGCAAGCATTGAATCAAGTCCCTCAAATTCAGGGCTGTCTGTAGCTGATGTTGCCACAGCGTCACCATTGATAAGGGTGTAATGGAAAAGCGAAACAACCGCCTTGATATGTTCCTCAATCTGATAAGCAAGGTTATCAAACTTGCCTGACGCTTTGTTTAAAACTCTGTCCATGTCAACAGCACCGCCCATAATAGCAAGTGCCGCTTCGTATTCCTGCTTTGTGGCAGCTGACGAAGTGTAGCTACCGCCAAGCTTTCTGAACTGCGCTGTTGCAGGAAGTACCTTTCTGAGATACTTGTACTTCATTGTTGAGCCGCCGCCTACAGAGGCAACGCAATCATCGAACTTGAGAAGATGAAGCACATCCGATTCTCTTAAAAAAATATCCACAATCTTGTCAAACACCTTGTCTGACATACCCTTTCTGATTTCGTCAAGTGTCATTGACATAAAATATCAATCCTTTCTTAATTCAACTCACTCTGCATTCTTAAAGCGTCTGCAAGGCTCTGGGGCTCTGCACCTCTGTTGTCGCTGTCAGGAAGCTTGTGCCGGTCACCGTTAATAAGCTTGTAGCCGTCATCGTTAACGCTGTCAAACATTTTCGGATATGCGGTTTTAAGCTCTGTGATACGGTCGGACAGGTCCTTTACACTGCCGTTATCGTCAAGCTCAAGTGCCTTACCCTCTGCCGACAGCCTTTCGTTAAGCTTGTATGTAAGGTAGTCAACATCAGCGGCGTTTTCGGAAAGAAGCGCAACCTTTACAGCATTTGAAAGCTTTGTTTCCAAAAGCTCTTTCTGTAAAGCTGTTACCTGTGTTTCATATTCTGAAATCTTTCCCTGCATATCCTCATTGCCCTTGCTTGCCTTCTTCATTTCCTCAATAAGTGAGTTCGCCTTTTCAAGCTCCGAGGTTTTTGAGGATAGATCCGCAGAAATACCGTCAAACTTGCCCTTTGACACATATTCACCGCTGCCAAGGTTACCAAGCTTTATCTGCTTGTCTTTATTTGCTTCATTTCCGTTATGCTCGTTGATTTTGCTTTCAAGCTTTGTGTAGAGTTCTTCGCCTAAAAGTTCCTTTAAAAATTCCATAATATTCTTCCTTTCGTCTTGTTTTTATATGCGGTATCTCCGCTACGAAAAGCAGTTTAAATGTCATACTTGGGACAACAGGCAGTTTAAACGTCATGCCCGGGACATCTTCTTTTTTGAAAATCGGCATCAGTTTTCTTTTTCAGCCAGAGCCGAAGCACTGCCGCACTTCTTTACAACCTCATCACCGCACATACGCTGTACATTGGCAATAAACCTGTCAAAAGCACGCTGTAAGCCCTCCCTGTCAGCACAGACATCATCATACATGGCGATAATTCTTTCCTTGTCAGGCGTTTCGGCTTCAACGGATTTGATAAAGCGTTCACGCTCGTTTGACTTGTTTTCTGATGTTTTCATAGGTTTCTCCTTTCTTTTGGGTATTACTCTGTATGGCTGTTTTTATTCATTTCTGCGGTGCTTTGGCTTGCATAAACGATAAAACAGCACAAAAAATAACGCATACCATTCGGCATACGCTTAAACAGCTAATTTCTTTACATTTGTTTCGGCTATAAAGGTTTTGACCTTATCGTATCCCCAGCCGCACGCAACAAGGCCGCTTACCATACATTCCATAGACTGCACAGCCTGTAAATCCTCTGCAGAAAAGCAATCTCTTAAATTGTCCTTTTTACCGATATTGTAATGTTCACGAAGCTGATTTGCATTCATACCGAACAGAACCTTATAAATACAGTTGGTGTATGTTGAATAAGCGTGACCGTGCATTCGTTCATTTTCGGTTGACTGCTGCAGTGCCTTTGTAAGTGACTGCCTTACCGCAATTCCTTTTTCACGTTCGATAAGCTTGCCCTGTAGCATTTTCTCCATAGCGTTAAACTGTTTGATATACGCTTCCTTGAATTTCATAGCCTTTTCGCCTGTGTAGCCCATAGCCAGAAGTGTAAAGCCATCACGGGTTACATAATACATAGGCTGTTTCTTGTTCTGAGAATTCATATAAGAGGACGGCGCAAAATTGCGCTGTCCGAATTCTTCGGAACATTCAAGAGTTCGTATATCTCTTAAAACTTCCTTGTGATTTTTTTCAAAAGTTTCCGCAATATCAAGACTGCTTACGACTGTCATTTCCTGTTTGTTTATCTTTGTTGTTTCTACTAACATAATAATAATCCTTTCGTTATTTAATTTTGGGTATAAAAATAGCACCTCTTTTGAAGTGCTTTAAAACGTATTAAATTTAGGCATAAGAAAACCGCCACTGTGGGCGGTTTAGTGTTTAAATTCCTCTGCGTATAGATTTTACACAGGTTTTATCCTCACATCTTATAATTTCGAGTGAGCCAAATGATTCATAGATTAAAGGTTTTCCGCATCTTGGGCATTTCAAATCAATCTTTCCGTTTTTTAAATATTCTGCTGCTGCTTTGTTTAAAACTTCATATTCGCTAACTGTAATCTGATTAACCATACAGAACCCTCCTTATAAAATCATTATATTTGATTGATATCCCTGCTTCTTCAGCTCTGCTTAAAGAATCACGTATCAACAGATACCTGTCTTCATCAGAAAGATTAGGTGCATTTTTGGCAGCCATATAACTTGCTCGGAACTCATCTGCCCATGCTCTTGCCATAATTTTGTTTATAGCTTCAGGCGAAGTGTCATTATCTTCCTTGATATACTGTTCACGATAAGGTCTGTGCCCATAATACTCATGAGCAAGAACAGCCCTTACGGACATTATATCTCTTGGATGATTAGATGTTTCATCCGGAAATACATTTCCTTTTACATGAACCTTACCGTCGCTTGCCAAAAAGCAAGTTCCACGTACCGTTTCACTATTGAAAACAAAATCGTCTGCATTTGCTCCAATTTGCTTAATTTCATTTTTAACATACTCAATATCATCTGAACTTAATTCATAAAATGGTGATCTTCTGTTACCAGCAGCAGTATGTTTTTCTTTAATTGCATTCATGTCTGAAATACCTCGTTGTCTTCCTACCTTTATTATACCACTTTTCTGCGATTTGTCAACAGATTTCCAATACCTCTTTTTAAAATCCTCATAGTCTTTTGTACCCTCAAATTCAAGCAGCTGACCTGTTTCATTATCAATTTTGGTAAAGGCAGAATCCACATCCCACCGTGGCTTTACAAGACATATACAGCGGCAGTTTATATCCTCTCCCGGTATACCGAAGTGAAGGGGTGCAGATGCTTTTCTGCCGTTTACTTCAAAATCTTCCTCAAGCTCCCTGACCTGTCCGTCAAGCTGTCGGTGGTGCTGTCGTGTACTGCCGTCAAGGGTGCTGTCCCACTGCTTTACATCATCAACGCCCTTTTCCTTTGCCGCTTTTCCGCAGTCGAGATTTGCGGCATTGTAAACCCTGTTGCCCTCGGTTCTTACAATTCGCATGGCATTGTTCAAGCCTGTCTTACTGTTATTTGCGATATTACGTGCAATATCGTTGTAATGCATATTTGAAGCAATACCCCTTGAAACTGTTGCGGAAACTTTCCTTTTTAAAGTCTCCACATCATCCCCAAGCTCATCATAAAGCCGTTTGCTAAGCTTGCTGTCAATGTAAATTGCCCTCACAACAAGGGTGGTGTCTATGGGAATGTTAATGGGAACGCCGCTCATATTGAAGTTATACAGCGTACCGATAAAGCCGTTGTCGTAGCTGTTTTTAATATACTCGGATATGCCTGCATACTGGTTATCATTAAGGTCTTTAAGCAGAAAATCAAGCTGTTTTTTTATGTTCTGCTGGAAATTCCGCTGATATATCTGCGACTGCAGAATTGACAGCGTTTTTTCATCGGCATTTTCAATTTCATTAAGTAAAATACTGATTTTTCCGTTTGAAATCTCAAGCTTTCGGCATATTTCATCAGCCGCCTGTTTGTAAATCTTTTCCAGCTGCTCCAGTGCTTCACGTTCACTCATCAGCTGAGAGCGTGCAACTTCTCTTTCAAACTTATTCATTCAGAATCACTTCCGCTGATTTCAGAAGATTATCAGCACTTTTCGGCATTTTGTCCTTAACCTCTGCATAATCAATATCAAGCACCTCGCATATTTTCTGCATACGTGTTTCATCGTCAAGGCTGTCAGCAAGATTCAGAAGCGTGTTAATCTCCGTCTGCTTTGCATTTGCTTCATTCTGCTTAATCTGTGAGTTTTCAAGGGCATTTGACATAATTTCATGCCTGAACTCAAAATACAAATCCGAAAGCTTGTACCCTGTATTTTCCCTTTCGTTAATCTCGTCAAGGACAGGCTTTGCTATACTTCTGAGGAACTGCTTCAGCCGTATTTCAAGCTTTGAACACTTCAAATCAAGGAGAGAATACGCAGCCTTGATAGCAATGTTTGTAGTTGCCGCTGTATCACGCAGACCATTGATATTAAGCCCCATACCGAAGCGGTAAATGTTCTTTTCGTCAAGTTCAAGCTTAATCTGTCTTGCCTGATAGGGAACGTCAACAGTCTTTACGTCAACACCACCCTCATCATCAAGACCGATAATCTTTTTCGTTTTAAGATTTGTCTGAAGTTCATCAAGGTTATTTGAATCAAATCCCTTAATCGCATAAAGGGGCATATCAAAGTCAATGAGATTGTTTGAAAGGGAGCTTGCCATAAGGTCGTAGTCGTCAATCAGGTCCTTGACAAGCGCCAGGTCAGACACCTGTTTTTTGTTGTTGTCAAGTCTGAAAAATGGAATAAAACCAAAGTTCTTGCTGTAGGTTTTTCCGCCTCTTTCATAAAGATTATGTTCCTGTATATCCTCAAAAACCACAACTGAATTATTCTGCTGTACATAATAAGAAACCGTCTGCTCATCCCATACCTGAATGTAGCGTGTTGACTTGTCATGCTTACTGTTGTACTCGTCATAGTAATAAATGACGTATTCCCTGTTGTCCGCCGTATCGGAAGGTTTGACCTCCACCACATTAAGCGTATCGGCAGACTGAAAGCACAAAATGTCATCTTCATTCTTGTAGGCGAACATATAACCGAATCCCTTTGACGTGCAGTTTGTCAGAAGTTCTGAAAGCGAAGCTGTAAAGTCCTCGTTATTGTTGAAATACTCATCAAGCTTTGCCTGTAACTCGGCATTTTCAGAATAGGCAAACTTCTCACCCGACATGATGTACTGCACAGCCTGGTCAACAAGTTCTGTAAAGAACGGGTGCGGTATCTTCACGTTTGAACGGTATGTATCTTCTGTAAGCTGACCGTCATCATTGTAATAAAACATACGGTATTTCAGAATGTCATGTTTACCCTCATAATATTTCTGCCCCTGCCTTGCATGAGCCTTTTTTCTGCTGTTCCGGTCAAGGTCAATCAGCTTTTTAATTTCATCTGTTGTCAAGATTTACCCTCCTTCCCTTCTTTTTTGAAAAAAAGAAGCAAAAAACTTTTATGTCGCACTTTATTTACTTGAAACTGTTTCTAAAGGCTCGAAGTGATAATAAAAGACACTCGGCTACAAAAGCCATTTCTTTTTCTTTCGCCACCTCTCAACCCCATATCTGAGCGCCGCCATAGCGTCATCAAGGAACGGAACAGGCTCGTCAAGATACTCCCCCGTCTTTTCGTCCTTTTTCCACTTCCATTGTGAAAGCTCCGATATGGTGTTTTTACATGACGTGTGAACAAATATTTTGCGCTGTTTAAGCCAGTCAATCTGTGCCGCCTGATATTTTTGCGCCGTTGACTTTTCCTTTGTTACGGCTTTGGCTCTGTACCCTGCCTTCTTCCACATCTTGATACGGTCAGGCTCTGCACTGTCGCACCACATTTCACGGTTTTTCGGAAGTCCACACTTTTCAGCCAGTTCAAGCAGTTCGGATGTATCCTTTTCATACTCATAAATCTCGGACAGAATATATACGTTATCGTCCTTGAAGCCAAGTAGCAAAATGGCATTAGCATGATTGAAGCCAAAGTCCTGACCAATTGCAATATCGTCATAGTCATTCAGTTCCTGTGATATTTCGGCAGTTTCCCAGTTATGCAGAATAAGACCGCCTGTTTCGCCCCATTCACCAAGACCGTATATCTGATACCCCTCAGGGTCAACAAGCTTTCTACGTTCCATTCTTGCCCTGTAGGCATCATCAATAAAACGATTCTGCAGATAGGTGCTGTGATGAGTGAGAACATTCTCATCGGGAATATCAAAAAAGACCTTTTTTATCCAGTGGTTTTTATTCACAGGATTAAAGGTCATGCGTATCTGATAAAATTGTCCTTTTGGCAGCTCACCTCGAAGACGGTCGTCAATGATTTCAAAGTCCGCCTGTGTAAATTCGGTTGCTTCTTCAAGCCATACGTCAGTAAGCTTCCCATGGGAGAAAGTAATTGATTTAAGCTTTTCTCTCTGCTTGTCATCGTTCATACCACGGAAAATAATCTGATTGCCGTTATGTCTGCATGTAAGCTTCAAAGGTGACTGGTTTATCTGCCAGTACTTGTCGGCATTGCTTCCGAACATTCTGTAAATTGCCCCTGTAAGCTCCGCAAAGGTGCTGTCACGATTGGTAATATCCGATTTTCTCATTGCAACAAGATTTCTGCCCTTTTCACTCATCAGACGTAAAATATAATGCTGCGCCGTATCAGCCGACTTTCCGGACCCGGCAGAACCTTTCATGACGATGTAACGCTTTTTACTGCGATTGACTTTACGGAAATTCCTGTTTGCCTTAACTTTAAGATTCATCTTCTTTATCTCCGTAATCTATACTGACAGTAATTGAAGTGTCAACCTCCGCTTCAACCTTAACCAGATACTCCCCTGTCATTTTGTTCAGCACATCAATAGCCTTAATGCGGTCTGTGGGAGCGTTCTCGGCATTCTTCGCCATATCCGACAAAGTTATCTGCCTTTCCTTTGCGGTCATTATACGGGCGTCCTGTGCCTGTTCTGTAAGAGTTTTTATATATTCTGCTATCTCCACATTTCTCAACATTTCATCTGTTCTGTGTGTTGCATAACTTTCCGAATAACCAGCCTTTAACGCACTTTCGGCAGCATTGCCGCACTGAGCATAATATTCGGCAAATTTTTTCTGTCTTTCATTTAATTTCAATGCGGTCACCGCCTTTCATAAATTTACAAAACAGCACAAAAAACACCGCCTTTGAAGACGGTGCATTTGCATATAAATTAAGGAGTACCTGGATATACCAAGCATAAGAAAAATGGTTGCGTAAGTAAGCGCTTACGCTCGCAATTGGTTGCAGAGGTCGGACTTGAACCGACATTCTCAAGGTTATGAGCCTTGCGAGATACCATTTCTCTACTCTGCCATACACACCGACTGCTGCCGGTGCATATACGAATCTGATTTTTTAGAGGGGAAAAGGAATGAAAACCTTTATCACAATTCCACGATACCATAATATCACATTATAGGGTATCATACAATATCACAAGGTATCATTTGGTATCATTTTTTCTAAACCATCCTTGTGTTTACGTTTTATCGTTATAACAGAATAATGCATTTCCTCTGCAATCTTCTCCATAGTCATGTAATCAAGGTACCGATAAATAAAAAGTGCTTCCAGTTCGTCATTATGTAAATCACTTATTCTCTTTTCAACTTCCTCACGAAGCGAAATATATCTATCCAGAAATCTTTCATATTTTTCTTCTGAACAGGCAAGCCGTATGAGCGAATTTTCAACGGTATTTTGACGTGTGTCACTCTTACCCTTAATGTTACCACCTAAAACACTTGTAATGCGTTCAGCACGTTCTTTGTCGCTCTCACGCAGATGTTCAAGTGCTTTTAATTTCTTCTCTGCATAAAATGCACGATTGAGCCATTTTATTAACTCGTTTTGCTGTTCGGTCATGATTATTTCCTTTCTTTACAAAACACCTGCAGGGCAAATCCCTGTCACTCTCAGGACAATATTTTACCTTGCGGCAGTTACGGCAGGTCATTTTTAACAATCCTCCTGACTTTAAAATGCTTCGGATTCAG